AAGAGGTAGATAAATATCTTAAAGCGGCAAGTGGTGAGACTGATGCAGGTAACAGAATAAACATACAAGACCTCTATGATGAGTATATTTCCAAAATTCATAAAATAGACATACAGATAGCAGAACTCAAAGGTAAAAGAGAAGCCTATAACGAAATAAGGATCGATTTATTCAATGAGTTGGGAAAGGTAAGGAGTAAAAATCATGAAAGTAATAGGAAAAAGTGAAGACGGTTATATTATAACAGCAACAAAAGATGAAATTGCAAACCTTCAAGGATTATATTCTCATTATAGTGATGGATTCAAAGTAAATGTAGGAGATGAACTAAATATTAAACCATTCTATGATATGGCTAAAAAAGCTAATAGCATTCGAAGTAGAAGGGATGAATTAGAAAGTGTTGCAAATCATATTGATTCAGCCCTTAGAATTATTGATTTTGTTACCAAATCTACAGGTGAGGAGCAGAAAGAATGATATATAAGCATCTGTCAGCAGGGGCAAACCGGGAAAATAAAGAATGTGGTACGTCAAATTAACGGTAATCATATACATAATCGTGATGATACCAATAACGATACTAAGTATCATCTTTGGTATATGGGGAGGTAAAGATGCGTGAATTTAACGTAGGAGATAAGGTCGTAGATGGATATGAGATTGGAACTATCGTAAAAATAACTCCTAAACGCAGGGATATAACTGTGGATTTTGGAAGCTACAAACAGGAATACGACAAAACAGGATGGAGAGGTGATTCATGGCACAGAACTTACATAGAGCCGTTGACCGAGGAAAGAGCAAAAGAAATCAAAGAACATCGGGTAAAAATCAAGGCAGTAAATCTATGCCAAAAAGTCACAGAGGATAGTGTGACATATGATAAGGCAGTAAAGATCATTGAGATATTGGGAACAAGTGATGCTTGATACACTTGAATTGCAGGTTTTACAACAAAAAGGAGATTATGGAATGACAAGAGAAGAAGCTATAGATTATAACAAGAATTTAAGAATGTATATGAGATTGTCTGACAAAAATCAGCCCTGTAGGTTTCTTGAAGAAAATTATATCGCTCTTGACATGGCAATCAAAGCATTAGAGCAAGAGCCTTTGACTGACACAGAACAGCGAATATTCCTTGCGGCTATGAGTAGAGAAGAAAAGGTCTGTAAGGAAGTTTGTGAAGACGGCGACGGTGTAGATTTGGTAAAGGTATGCCGTGAAATTGAAAGGAAGGTTAAGCAAGCATTATGGGGATGACATTGGACGAAGCGATTAAATGCGTTGAGACCTTGGCAGAAGAAAAGAAAGCACAGGCATGGGAGGCACAGCTACAAGAAGAATACGGAAAAGTTAAATCTTGTAAAAAGTGTGCTGAAAACCATCAACAGCTTGCGGAATGGTTGAAAGACTACAAGCGATTGTTAGAGCAAAGGCCTTGTGGGGATGCTATCAGCAGACAGGCTGTACTTGATGCAACAATTTGTGATGGAATATCTTGTAAAGAATGTGCATTTTTCACTAATACACTGAGCGATTGTTTACTCTACGAACGAATTAACAGATTACCGTCTGTAAATCCACAGACAAAGATGGAATGTAAGGGTTGCACACATGAAAAAACTGGAACCTATCCATGTAGTCATTGTAGTAGATGCTATATGGACAAGTATAAAGAAAGTGAGGAAAAGAAATAGAGGAATTGGGGCTCGGGAATAATGGAAATCCAACTATATTAATAGAAAGTGAAGAGTCGATCAGCAGTGAAAGAGTTCCTGCGATTTTTTTTGATACAACAGTGATAGGATTTGACAAAATTAAATTCTTTCCGTTATTATAATAGCAAAGGAAGGAGAATATTATGTTAAGAAGCAAGGAATTTTTCGCTACTTTGAATCAAAAAATTGAAACAGCTACATATAAAAATAAAACCATTAAAAATATTTCTGAAGATTTGTATGATAGATACGATATTCCTATAGGAATATTAACTGATTATCTCACTTTAAGAGTACCAGTTGATGATGCAAGTGATTTTATATTATTTGCTTTATCGGAAAAATTAATCAACAAGCATTTAACTGAATATTTTTCAGATAAGGAGATAGAATTTTACAGTAATAGTAAATTTGAACAACTAAAACTTAAATTCCCAATCATATTGGATATGATACAAATTACTCCAATGCAGTGGATAGGAAAAATTACTGCAAAACAGTTAATGGAATTTAGGGATGCCCAAACTATAAACTACAATGAAAGAACTCAGCGTACTATGGAAAGGAAAATAGCACATGGTACGGAATATTGGAGAATAAATATAAATGATGCTGCGGTAAAAGCTATTGAAGAGGAATACTTAAACGAGACTTATATTCCGAACACAATAACCTTGAATCTTTCTGATGATTCTGAAGCTGATTTTGAATATGACTCAGAAAGAAAACAGATGATTATAAAAAGTATAAAGTTTTTTGATATTCTTGATGGATATCATAGATATAAAGCTCTTTCTAAAGCAAATCTAAAAAAAGAATTATTCGATTATCAAATGGAATTAAGGATAGTATGTTTTCCAGAAGAAAAAGCAAGGGAATTTATTTGGCAAGAAGATCAGAAAACACCAATGACGAAAGTTGATTCGGATTCTTATAATCAAAATGACAAAGCAGTATATATTGCGGAAAGAGTTGCAGGGGCGTTACCAAAAGAAACAATATCTCGGAATAAAAGTATTATAGATCTTCCTATATTTGTTCAAGCGATAAATGCTGTCTATCAGCCTAATAAATACAAAAATATGGTGGAAACGAATTTATTGGCTAAAACAATAGTAGATAAATTTAGAAATATAATGTTTGAAGATCCTCAAATAATGGAGGAAAGATGGACAAGACAAAAAATATACTGTACATTAATGGTATTCAAATATTGTGATGATGATTTATATAATAAGATTATGGTGTTATATAATGATAATTGGCCTCAAAATACTTGGACAGGCAATGTCGGTACTGCGACAATTCCCAAGATTAAAGAACATATGAAAAAATTAAAATTTATATAAAAAGGAGGTGAGCGTGATGATGTATAACAAAGAGAGAAAAGAAACCTATATAAATTTTATTAAAGATACTGGGATATTGGAAGGTGGAATAAAATATCTCAGCTTGAAATTTGAACAATGCTCGCCATTTGAGGAAAAACTAGAGAAGGATATATGTGATTGGAGCGTTACCGAAATAATAAATTTTTATCAGTCTATGATAAGCAGGTCACTAGAAAGTTTATTGGTTGTAAATTCTCAATATGCCAAATATACTACATGGTGTTTAGAAAATGCTTTTGTGAATGATTCTCAGAATCATTTTCTCGAAATTGATAGGGAAATTTTAAATAAAAAATGTGTTAATCGTGGATATTTAATAAGTGGAATAGTTAGTAGACATGAACTGATCAACCTTATCAATAATGAAAATCGTGTAAAAAATGCGTATGAACGTTTTATAATTTTAGGCATATTTGAGGGAATCGGAGGTGATGCAAATAACAATTTTCAGAATTTAACCATGAAGAATATTAGGAGGAATATGATATATTTGCCTGATGGACGAAATCTGAGAATATCAAAGGAACTTGTTGAATATGCGAAACAAGCTAGTGAAACATATGAGCGAGAAACATACAGTAAAACTAAGCCGCAAATTAGACCTTTCGATTTAAATGATGAAAGAATTGTTAAAATAGCGGGGTATCAAAAAGAATTATCTTATGCCGGATTTAGGCATAAGATCCAGATGCTTTTAGATAGTATAAAAGAATATAACGATGATCTTCCTATATTTTCTACATCTATGTTGTTTGAGAGTGGAAGAATTGAAATGATTAAGAATTTTATGAAAAAAGAAAATATTGAAGCAATAAAAGCCATAGAAATACATAGAGATGAGATAGGAAAAAGATATAGTAAAATTCATGCTATATCAAGATATTGTGATAAGTGGAGTGATTTTTTAAAAGAATAGTATAAATATGCTATTCTTTTCTGAAAAAGATGATATACTTAAAAGAAAAATGAGCTAACCGCAAAAAGTGGTTGAAAATCAAAAATGTAAATTAGCGTACGAGGTTGAAAATGTTAATTATTAGAGCATCCAAAGGACGTGCTTACTTTAACAAAACACAATTGAATACAGTAAACAGTACTCTTAACTCATGCCGTTATATCTATAATGAAATGCTTGTGCGTAATCAGAAGGTATATAAACGTCGTGGAGAACATCTGAGTTACAACGACATGCAGAACTTATTACCTGTCATGAAAAAATATAAGCCGTGGCTTAAAAATGCTGACTCACAGGCACTTAAATACGCGTGCAGGCAGATTGACAACGCCTATCAGAAATTCTTTAAACATGAAGCGGGATTTCCGCAGTTCCATAGTAAGAGGGGTAGACAGTGTTATACAACTACCAATGCAAGTTCCATACAAATCAAGAATGGCAAGGTAAAGCTTCCGCTTCTAGGGTGGGTAAAAGTTCGTGGAATGAAACCGATACCGCAGGGCGCAAAGATATGTTATACATCGGTGAGCAGAGAACCTGACGGGACATACTACATCAGCATTACTTACAAGATAGAACAAATAGTTATCCCTCGGAAAGCAGAAAACATTCTCGCCATGGACTATAAATCAGACGGGCTCTATGTCGATTCGGATGGTCATAAAGCCGATATGCCGCACTGGTTTCGTGAGAACCAAGCGAAACTGGCAAAGCAGCAGCGCAGACTGTCGAAGAAACAGGGTTCACGTAAGAGTGAGAAAAAATCTAACGGGTGGATAAAACAACATCATAGAGTTGCAAAGCTTCAGCGAAAGACTGCAAACCAGAGGCTTGATTACCTTCACAAAAAGAGCTTTGAACTTGCAACAGAGTACGATGTCATAGGCGCTGAAACTTTGAATATGCGTTCTATGGCCAACAAGGGTTTTGGCAACGGGAAGGCTACCATAGATAATGGTTATGGCATGTTTCTTACCATGCTTAATTATAAGCTTGAAAAACGTGGTAAACGTCTTATCAAAGTAGATAAGTGGTATCCTTCCAGTCAGATATGCAGCTGTTGCGGGTATCAGAACAGGGAACTTAAGAACCTACAGATCCGCAAATGGACATGCCCTGTATGTGGAACACATCACGACAGGGATCATAATTCGGCAACAAACATTAAAAATGAAGTGATACGTATTCTAAAGGATACAGCGTAACTGTAAATAAAGGCAAATACCCGTAGGCTGCGGGGATGTAAAGCCGCTGGACATCATTGGGAAAACTGCTCCTGTTGGAGTGTGATAATAACCGAGGTGAGTGAATGCGGAAACTGGGATAAGGTGATGATGGTGGATTTTCAACCACTTTTTGCGGAAACGCATGACTGTGTGAGAGGCAGTTTCAACCACTTATTTCGGATAGCCGAAAAAGGATGATTGTTCTTGACAAAATAAGAATAAGCGGTAGAATAAAATATAGAACAGATGTTCGAACCAAGGGAGGGCAACAATTATGGATTTAGAAAAATTATTAGAAATCATAGGAAACCAGGAAGTAATTAATTATATGCTATCTACAGTAGACGGATCAACAATTTGTGGTAAAGGAACCATAATGGTAGTAGATTCAACAGATAATATTATTAATATAAAATTCGATGATGGTGGCTATATTGAGTTTAATATACAGAATATAAGGAAAATAGAACAGGTAGATGGATGCGATGGGTATAATACTTATTGTGTTTCATCTGAGAATGGACAATTATTTGTCAGCGGAAAAGCATTTTCCGTATAATACAGTTGACAAATTTAAAACATAATGATATAAAAGAAAAAGGGACATTATTTATATGTTTAGAATAAGGAGGATAAAATGAGATTTTCATTTATAGGTGAACTGGTCTTTAATACTAATCCTGATGCTAAAGTTCAAGCAGTTCAAAATTACGATGATAAGGGGTATCGGATCAATGCATCTGTTGTAGTTTCAAAAAATAATAGATGTTTTGTAGAATTATTCGGATGGAAAAACGATCCGATTCAAACCATAGATAGTGATGGTAATAGTATTGAGATTGCTTGGGAAGACCGTTTTGATGAAAATATAATCAAATCTGTAGCGTGGGGAAGAAGAAACGTAATCAGCTTTTACAAAGAAAAAGAAACTGATGAAGGAGAAACGGAAATAGTCCAAGTTAGACATGAATTTATTACAACCTACGATTTTTGTAGATTTATAAAGGATAATATGGATATATTTAAAGATAAGAGATTTTCTATTGTCGGTGATGCTGTTAAAAGCTGGTATCAGGGAAAGCCTCGAACAAGTTTTCAAATTTCCGGTTTATATGAATTAAACCAAGATGATAACAGGAAAAACTCCTTGAATTTGAATACAATATTTTATTGGACGAAAGATAGTATTGATACAGCAGATTTTAAGGAAGAAAAGAAAATATATATAAATGGGTATGTTTATGAATATGTAAATAAGAAGGATCTTGGAACGGAAAAGGGTGAAAAAAGATATCTTGCACAGCAGCTGGTTCTTGATTGCAGCCGAATAGACTTTGAGAATGAAAAACATATGCAACAACTTCAGTTTCGCCTGATGAATTTGGGTCTTGTATACAAGGACGGAAAGATTATTAATAATCTGAAGTCAAAAAAATACTATTCCAATGAAATTGTCCTTTCATATACAAATGGAGCACAAGATATGGGGGATGCGGAAGAAATTACATACGATATGTTGACAGATATCCAGAAGCTTAAAGTCGATTTAGGGTTGGCAAAACCTGCCGACTTTGCTGCTAAGGGTAGGGTATATGGAGATCGTGTAATTGCATTCTTGATTAAGGATTTTCCGCTGACAGGTGATTATGCAAATGGTATGGTAACACTTGAAACCTCTGCATCTGAGTTTGAAGATTTGATTTTTGCACCTACTTCATCGGAACTTAAGGGAATGCCCGAACCGGTAGAAGACGATGAACTTCCTTTTAAAGATGTAGAAGAGGAGAAACCTAAGTCTAAGAAGGAAAAGACAACGAAGAAGACTAAAAAGCCAGATACTGAGCCGGAACCGGAAGAAGACGACGAGCCAGAAACTGAAGCTGAAGAAGAAGAAGATGATGATTTCGAGGATTTATTCGGATAATAGAGGAGGATATAAATGGCATACGGAAAGAAAAATGTAGTTGATTTGCATTGGTATAATTACAATATAATGTTGATGGGACTTTCTGGCTGGGGTAAAACAACTCTAGTTAAAGAAATGTGCGAAAAAGAGTTAGGAGATGATGGATATCTTTTTGCTGAATTAGGACACGAAGAAGGCGCTGATGCGATTCAAGGTATTAATTATATAAATTGTCCTCAAATGCATCAAGAATATGATGAAGATACAAACTCTGTAGGTTTTGTTGATCTAATAGAAGATATTATTGAAAATAAAGAAGAAGAATATCCAAATCTTAAAATGCTCGTTATAGACACTTATGACCAGCTTTTATGGGTTGCTGAAAATGAATCTATTCGTTTGTATAATAAGGATAACCCTGATAATAAGGCAAAATCGATTGATCAGGCATGGGGCGGATACAAAAGAGGAAGTGATAAAGCAGATGATTTATATATAGATTTGCTATGGTCGTTAAAGGAAGTTGGGGTTCATTTCTTTTTAATTGGACATATTAAATCTAAAGAGTTAACAGATGCAGAAACGGGTACGACTTATATGCAGCTTACTTCTGATATTTCTGCTAGGTCATTTGATAAAATTAAAAATAAGCTTCATTTTCTAGGTGTAGGTTCTTATGATAGAGATTATAAGACTCGCAAGGTTAAAGGTAAGAATAAGAATTTCATTGCAAGTGAAGACCGAAAAATTACATTCAGAGATGATAATTATGCAATAGATTCAAAATCAAGATTTGCAGATATAGTTGACGAAATTCCGTTTGGAGCCGACGAATTTATCAAGGCTATGAATGATGCTATTATTGCAGAAGCTGAAAAGTCTAATATTTCAGCGAAAGAACAGAAAAAGATACAAACAGAAAAGGATAAGAAACTTGATGAAAGAGCGAAGATAAATTCTAAGAACGCCAAGGAATTCAAGATAGACGAGGAGCGTAATGAGGAACTTGTAGAGGAGATCAAGGCCGGTATACTTACTCTTAAGACAGATGAAGACAAAGCTGGTCAGGTTAAGGATCTTATGAAGGAACTTGGTGTGAAATCCTTTAAGAATCCTGAAGAGATTCCGACTAAGTATCTTGAGCAGATAATGGATAAGATTAACGATCTTATACTAGAGGAAGATTGATATGTGGGTGGTATTGATCAGAGAAAATGATATGTATATGTGGGAGGCGGTATTTGCCTCCCTTAGTGTTAGCTTATGCAAATTTGTAGCGTTTTTGTACTCTTTCCGGTATATGACGGAAGTTCGTTATACACCAAAGTATTCTTATAGGTGAAGATATGGGAAGACAAGTTAAATTATGGGATAAACCTGGAGAAAAAGGGGATAGTACTGTCTCGTATAAAGCTCCGAATGGTAAATATTATTCGTCTGAGAGTGCTTATCAACAGATAATGGCTCAGAAAGAATACAGAAAAAAGTGTTTAGATTATCTTTGCAATATATTAGATTATGATGATGATATTCCTTTTCCGACAATTATGCCGAAACTTCTTGATGAGATGAAGAAATGTGGTTATGATGTTCTATTTGAGACAATTCAGCGGCATGAGAATAATATTGTCTGGGCTTTGCAGAACAAAGATTTTAGTAACGAGTATCAAAAAATCAAGTATATTATGACGATTGTACGGAATAATGTTATTGATGTTTATAGAGAATATCAACAGAAAGTAGCGGCAGATAGGACTAAAGCAGAGATAATTAATATCGACGATTTTAAGCAGCAACATAAACAGAAAAAAACAGATATAAGCAGGTGGCTTGATGACTGAGATAGATATTGAAAAACTTCCAAAGGAGTTGTCGGATAATAGGAATGTTATAGAATGTAATTTTATTATGGGTCTGTATAAAGATCCATCTTTACTTTTTGAATATAAAAATGTTGTAAATGGTGAAGATATCATAAGTCCAGATGGTATGTTTTATATGAGTTTATTACAGAATATGGTTAAAGCAGGATATGATACCATAGATAATCTCGCCGTTTACAGCTATCTTGAAAAAGAGCCTAAGATCAAGAAAATATATGAGCAGCATGGTGGATGGAGTGAAATTCAGCAGATGTCTGGGCTTGTTTCATTGAATAATATGGACAAGTATTATGATGATCTTGTTAAGAGTAATCTAATGATCAGACTTGATATGGCCGGATTTCCTATACTTAAAGATATTGAGAAATTCAATGAAATGAACTCAGAGGAAGTCTATGATTATTTTGAGTATCAATTATCTAATATTTCAATTGGGAAAATTAAAAAAATCAAACCAGTAAATTTATCTGATGGATATAAGGAATTTATAGAAGGATGGGATAAGGGTGGAGAAATCGGATTTCCAATTAGTTCTAAAATGCTTAATTATCAAACATTAGGTATTCATAAGAGTAATTTGACACTACATTTAGCTGGGATTGGTATAGGAAAAAGTACAAGTGCTATTGCTTGGTATGTGTTACCAGCAATAGAACAGGGAGAAAATGTTGTAATCGTTGCTAATGAGCAAGACGAATCATCATGGAGACAGATGGTATTATCAACAGTTTTATTTAATAAACTTGGAAGAAGTATAAAGAATTTCGATAGACACAAAATGCTCAAAGGTGGATATTCTGACGAACAAATAGATGATATGCATCTTGCCGAAGAATGGTTGAAAAAACAAAAAGGAAAACTTGTTTTTATAGAAACTCAAGATTATGGTGTGTCAAATGTTAGAAAGATAATTACAAGATTTGCTAAACGAGGAGTTGGATTGTTTCTATATGATACCCTTAAACCAATGAACGATGCATCGGAGCGGTCATGGGGAGAATTCTCAGAAGTTGCTAAAGAATTATTTTTACAAGCTAAAAGATGTAAAGTGGCAGTAATAGCAACTGCACAGCTTTCACCCGAAGGTATGGCAAGGAAGTATTTAGATCTGACTTGTGTCGGTAAAGCTAAGGCTATAGCAGAAACTGCTAATACAGTCATTATGTTTAGACCTCTTACGGAAAATGAAAAAAGTAAAATAAAGCCATATACGTTTAAAGATAAGATTAAAATTGAGTTAGAACTTGATCCGAACAAGGACTATATTATGGTGTTTTATCCTAAAAATAGATACGGTAGTACATACCCTCAAATTATTATGGAACGTAATATGAATTTTAATTCATATAAAGATATAGGATGGTATACTTGTGATTACGATACGTTTTCTAAAACTCGATAGTTGACATTTTTAAAAGCGATAGTTATAATTCATTTATGGGCTATGGTAAAAATTCTTTCTCCTGTATTAACTGTCATTCTCTCACCATAGCCCTAATTGTAAAGAGGGGGATTTATGATAAATTTTGATAAGAATGCAACTACTGGTACAAATAAAGATATTTGGCGTTTGATGGAAAAATTTGCAGTAGAAGAATATGGAAATCCGTCTGCTCAATATTCTTTTGCTGATGAATCTAAAAAAGCTGTTGAAACTTCAAAAGAAATTATAGCAGAATTATTACATTGTCAGCCTGAAGAAATATATTTTTTGGCATCCGGTAGTGAAGGAGATAATTGGGTTCTTAATTCTTTGTGTAGGAGAGGATCCGTTGCGATCACATCTGAAATAGAACATCATGCAGTTCTTAATACATTTAAAATATTATCTGAAGAACGAAATGTTCATGTAATTTATTTACCCGTAGATTCTTCTGGGAGAATTGATCAGGGAAAATTAGAATTACATGTGCCAGTTTCCAATTTAGTATCTATTATGTATGTAAATAATGAAATTGGTACTATACAAGATATTGGTAAAATAGGACATTTATGTAGAAAAGAAGGTGTTTTATTCCATA